CAATGTCAGGGCTGAAATAAAACGTGCGCCCTGGGCATTAGATCCGCCCTGTTTGCCAGCCATATCAATGATTGACGCGGCAGGGTCTTTTTGAATAATGGCAATGGTGCTGGAATTGCGTTTGCTGATATCTACTTTGACACCAACACCGCGTTGGGCTTTCTGTTGGCTGTACGGAAATTTCTGGTTTCCGCGCTGTGTCCATTTGCGTTCCATACCAGACAGCAGGCGCGGCGGGTAACTGGCCTTTGCATCATCAATGGCAGGTTTGGCTAGTTCCTTTGCCTCTGTGTTGATTTTCTTGCGTAAATCGGGGTCAACCTGGCGCAATTCTTTCAGCGCCTCTTTCAATCCGTAAACCTCAATTTGTGCGGTAGCGCTCATCGTTTTCCCTTGTTTTGCTTATTCAACACAGTAACGACTGTCTGCAAATCACGGGTGTCAAATTCGATATGTGGCGGCCACCAACCGACCGCGACCAAAACCTCTGCTAGTTGGCGGCGGTAGGTGCCGCGTCCGTAGGGTTTGGGTCTGTTGTATCCACCGCTTCAATGTCCATGTCTGGGTTTTGTTTCAACCATTCAGACCATGTGGCTGGCATGGTTTCGCCCGCCAGCTTGTACAGATGGAACGCCCAGCAAACCATGTCATTTACGCCGATACCGCGGCCGTCTGACACTTTGCGGTTTTCTGATTTTTCCCATTCGCTGATCACCAGCAGGTTTGTGGTTACCTCACGCGGCGGGGTGTTTTCGTTCAAGGTGATGCGTAGTTTGATTTTCATTTCAATCCTTCCGTCTAGTTTGTGTTATTGAAATTTAGGCTGTGGTGTCCACGCTGTACACACCGCCCTGGAACGTGAGATCCACGGTAGTGAGTTCGCCCAGCGATGCGTTGATCACAGGCAGGCTTTCCAAATAAGTGTCAGTCAAAATGAAACCTGGGTTGGTCGCGCTGTCACCTGATCCGTATGAAGGATTTACTTTCACGGTGCATTTCGTACCCACAAGCGCTGACAATGATGCATACGTTTCTGCTGCTGCATAGGACATATACATCGTCACGGTCAATTCGTTGTTTTCCAATCCGCCCGTGTAGGTGCGTGATCCCGTACCAAATGCGGTGTCCTCTAGCGCTTCGACTGTGCGCGTAAGAGTTGCTGCGGTGGTTTGGTCAGTCAAATCAACAATTGATCCGATGGCCGCGCCGATGGAAACTTTTGGATTGCTCAATAGGGTGCTGGTAGGCATGGTTTCTACTCCTTCGGTTTGGTTCTTACTTTAGATGGTTTTGGTGCTTTGTCGGTGGATTGTCTAATAAACCCGCCAGCCAACAAATGATCCACGCTTTCATCACCAGCGTCAAATTCATCACCTGGCGTTCCTAAACGTGGGGAAATGATCACATATTTCATGCTGTTTGTGCCTGTTGCATAACGGTCAATTCATAGCATGGCAACATCACGCCACCAATGTCAACGGTGGTTGGACGGCCTGCGGTAACAGATCCAACACCAGCCAGAACGCCAGCTGTGAGGTTCAACAGGTTTCGCATTGCGTCAAGGTTTGCTGGCCCCATTGAAATGATTTGTACTGGCCAACTGATTTTGACAATGTTGTAGTTCCATGCTTCGAATGAGCAGGCTCCAATAAACGCGCAAGGCGGCACAAGGTTTCTAGGATCTGTTACCACTTGCAAACCTGTGATGGTTTCCAATTTGGTTTTCAGATCGTCCAGCGCCTCATTGAACAGGTCTGTGTATGCAACGGGCATTAGGCCACCTGCGGGCGTGAAATACCTAGCAACTGTTTGATGATTGGGGAAAGGCCTGTGGTTGGTGCTGTGCCCATTTCGCTAAATGATGCAAAAACATCAATGCTGCCACGTTGCCTATATAGCGCGCCACCATATTGAATTGTCCCCAGCGTCACGTCACCAGACGGGCTGGTGGTCAAACTATCGATGTAGCCCGCTTCTTGCCGTCTGCGATAACAAAAAGCGTTTGCAGCGCTGGCACATTGCGTGAGAAATGTGGTGTCTGCTGCGGTAGCTGTACCGATGCCTAACCAATCCTCAATGTTTGTTGCCGTGATCCATGTGCAAACAGGGTTGTATGCAATGGTGCCAGATGATGCAACGCGTTCAACATCGGTTGCCGTTTTTGCGTACAGCACCTGGTTCTGAATTGGTACCTGATAGTCATAGAGCAAATCGCCTTGATCATCTACGCCAATAAACAAATACTGGGGTAATGCCACCACCGAAACTGTGCCGTTGAATGTTGCATCAACACCAGCAACGGTGATGGATTGCCCTACTGCAATTTCATTGGGGGTGAGTAATTGCAGGACTGCGTAATTGTCAACCAGATATTTGTTGGTGACTGTGTAAGTAGCCATGGCGGTTAGGCCGCCTTTCTACTAAGCCTGGGTGATCTTGCGGATCATTCCACCGATTGCTGCGAAGGTTGAAACATAGCCGTGGAAACTCATGGTGCGTCCCAAAACAGCAGGCGCTTCAAGGCTCTGCAACCCACGGATACTTTCGTAGAATTCGAAGGCATCGCCCTGGCCTTGACCAACGCGGGTGATGATCATGGTTTTTGCAGCAAAGTTGCTGTCAACTACCAATTGCAGACCCATTGGGGTTCCGTTCCATGAACCTGCGCTAGATGATCCCAATGCGTTTTGACCTGTGAGGCCTGCGCCGATGAATGGGAACAATGGGCGCTTGCTGCTGTCAACAAGCTGGCCTAGTTGTGACCAAACATCAACGGAAACGAACATGTGTGTTGGCATCCAGTTACGGCCCGATGCAACGTCATTTGCTGCGTCATAAACTGACTTCAACAAATCCTCTGGGGTTCCGTCCCACACACCAGATGAGTTTGCTGCGGCCAATAGGTTATCCGCTGCAAAATTGTCTGATGCGATCATGTATTCACCCATCAGGTCATTCAAAATCAATGACATTGCTTCAGGTGACGTGAACGAAATATCTTGTGCGGAGAGGGTCACCTGGCCCGCCAGCGTAGTTTTGCTGACCGAATTTGCCGCAATGACCATTGTGGTTGCAGATACTGCTGACAATTCTGTTGATTGTGTTGCCACGCTTGTGTGCGTGGTAATCGTTGGACGAACAAAAGTTTTCTGCTGACCGTTGTCTGGGTAAGCGCGTGCGCCCAATGCTTCGACAACTGGACGAATGAAATTGAGATCTTGAACCAATGGCCCAAGTACTGGAACAGGTAGCAAACCTGGTGTGTCGGTGGTAAGTACGTCACCAGCGGCTGCTTGCAATGCTGTTTTCTTTGACGCTGTGTATTCAGCAATTGCTTTGTTGATGTTTGCGAAAGTATCGCCACCTGTGTGGTAGGCAGCCATGTATTCGCCAGCTGATGGCAAAACAAATTCACGTTTTGCCTGTGCAAAAATTGGTGCGGTTGGGATAGTTGCTTCAACTGCTGGTGCTACTGGTTCGGACATTTCTGTTTCCTTTTCAATCGGTTCCTGTGTTTCAGTATTGCTGATTTCCTCTGGCTCATGGTGGATACTTGCAGCCACTTGTGAGATGTTAGCCATATCACCAAATGCGCCGATTGGAACCAGGCTTAGTTCCTGCCATTCGGCTGCTTCGATAATCATGGTTCCTGCTTCATCGTAGGAAAACTTTGTTGGGTTCACGCCAACGCTGACCTGGTCAATGGTGCCGTCTGCTGCCATTACCAGCGCGTCATTGCCCAATGTGGTGGCGCTAATTTTTGCTGTAAACATCATTCCCTGTTCGGTGTCCACGCGCTCTGTGACAACACCGACTGGCATTGAGGCATCGTGGTACATGAACAGGCGCGGTGCCTTGCCTTCAACGGGCAGGGATCCTGGGCGGAAAATAACCTCTGTTCCATCGCTCACGCGGGCAGGAACGTTATAGGGAACCGCGGTTCCAGAAATTGATCGGCGTGGCTGTTCGCCTTGCGCTGCGTCTAGCGTGAAATCGCCTGCAATTAGTTTGATCATCGGTTTGCTAACTCCTCTTGTGTGTTTTGCTCAATAACAATTTCGGTGTCGTCCATTTTGTCTGCCATAAAGTTTTCCTCTAGGTATTCATCGGCATCAAATTCAACGTATGTTCCGCGCGGTAAAACATTATCCATTGACAGCGCGCCAGCAATGGCATCTGCATACAACTTGACACCGAACAGGTAAAGATCCGCGCGGGCTTGTTGGCTTGACTGGTATGAGTACGCGCCAGTAGCTACGCCCACAAGGTATGGCGGAACGTTTGCAATGCGCGCCATTTCCAATGATTGATATTGGCTGGCTTCGATCAACAGCATTTTGTCAGGTGTTGCATTTGTTTCCGTATAGGTCAAATACTGGTTCAATGCGGCCGTTTGGTTTGTCGCGCGCGCTGCGTTGAATTGTGCTGCAAGGTCTGAAAGTTCTTGTGCGCTTAGTGGTTCGCTGTTTTCTGTCTGGCGCAAAATGCCAGCAGGAATTGATGATGATGCGTTACGGTTTCGCGCTGCTTCAAGTTTCAACGCGGTATCAATTGCGCCTGGTGCAGAATAAATCAGGCCTTGTGCTGGTGACAAAAATTGAACAAGGTTTGCTGGGTCAATTTCGCCGCCCTGAAAATAAACCTGTGTTGATGGTGCAAACCAAACAGGGCCAGCCTGATCTGTTGTTGTAATTGATCCTGCTGGTAAACGTGTAAATGACGCGGGATAGCCATCAGCCGTTCTGCTAGTGCAATACCAGAAAGCTCTGCCGTATGCGACTAAATCGTCCAGCGTCCAGGCCATGAGAAATTGGAAACTGACTGATGGATCTGGACGGCGTAACCATGAACGTGGTGCGATGTACACCTTTTCCATTTCATCGCCGTTCCACATTTCGTTGTACATTTTCAATGGCATTGATCCAATTACCGATTTGAAAAGATCCATTGCGCGGTTGATCGTTGGAACAGACATTGCCAAATTGCGCTGTTCGCCTTCGCGATAGGTGTAATACTGGCCGATCATGTTCACGCCAACATTTGATGATGAATAGCCTGGGGAAAATCCGCCTGCCACCGCTGGTTCACCTACATGGGTTGAAATTGCAGCTTGTTTGGTGCGCGAAAAAATAGCCATGCGTCAAGCATTACACACATTGGGTTGTTGATGGTGACACCAGGCTATGCGAAACCCGACAGAAGGCGAAGGCCAGCCTGGTGCCGTTTTCATATTAGCCATTTGAAACAACCATCATGGGTTTGCCACCTGTTTTTGGTTTGCTAGTCAACGCTGATGCAAACACCGCTAGGCGCGCTAATTCGATAGGCCCACTTGAACGCTGCGATGAAAGCGCGATTGATCCCTGCGACCTGACGGCAACGGCGCGCTGGATATGTTCAGCCAGCATGGTTTCACCTGTGTGCACCAACAATTTTTGGCGGATCATTTGGCGAACAGGATCTGTCCATTTCAAAATTTCGCCATAGCCAACCACCACCCGTTTGCGTTCTAAATGCAACGGCCAATGCAAATCAATTGATGGGGTGATAGCAAATTTTATTGCAGGGTTTTGGT